CTACATAACCACCCGCAAAACAGGGCTCCGTGACTGCATTTTGGCTGCATCCGCAAAAACATCACCCATGCGTGAAGCCACCTCATCAAGGTCACCGTCGAACAACTCCGCATACGTGTCGAGCGTGAGCGCCGCCGACTTGTGCCCTAACTGACGTTGCACCGTCTTCACCGACGCCCCAGACTGCACCATCAACGACGCAGCCACATGCCGCAACCCATGGAACGTAATCCGCTCCGGCAGCTCACCGCGCGACACAAGACGACCCACCGCCTGAGCGAAAAAATCATGCTTGTCAAGCGAGCCCCACAGGCCCCCGTTCGTCCTCTTGAAGATGAACTCGTCTGCCGCCAAACCGTCGGCAAGCGAGGCCAGCTCGTCCATCACAAAACGCGGCACTGCGATCACCCGCGCCTCATGCCCTTTAAGTGGCCCGACCCTGATCTGACCGCCGGCGTCCTTCACCGCTCGCTGCAGACGAATACGCGACTGCTCCACCATGAGGTCTCGCGGCTGCACACCGACTGTCTCTCCCCAGCGGGTGCCGCACGTCGCCGCCAGCGCGACTGCCGTCTTCATCTGCGAGCACTCGTCCACGAGCGCCCACACTTGCTCCGGCGTGAGGTACACCTTCCTCGGCTCCGGCTTACGCGGCAGCTTCACTCCACGGGCGGGGTTGGCTATGAGCGCGCCATCTTCCACCGCCAGGTCGAGAATGCCAGCTAAGATGCCGAACGCGCGCCGAATCGTCGACGGTGTGTCCTTGTGCTCACCTAGCCATGCTTGTACCTCCGATTTGCGGATGGAGTTGACTTGGCGGGCACCCCAGACTGGTTTGACGTGTTTTTTCCAGGATGGTTCCATCACGGCGAGGCTGCCTGGTTCGAGGTGTTGTTTTGTTGCCCACCAGGCGGGCCAGAGGTCTGTGATGGTGCGTTTGCCGCGTGCGGGGTCTGTCCATTGTCCGTCTGCGACGGCGACGGCGTTTTTGTCGGCCCATGTTTGGGCGTCGGTTTTGCGGGTGAAGCCGCGTTTGGAGCGGACTTTCCCGGCCGGGTCGCGGTATTGGACCCGCCAGCGTTTGCCGGATTTTGTGGTGTATGGCGAGATACTTGCCATAATGGGTGTGTCCTTCCTTTGTTGGGTTGGATAGGTGGCCCCCTGGCGCTTCGGTTTGGTCGCTGTGAGCGCCGGGGCGGCCTTTGCTTTATTGTGGTTTGCTAAAATGGGGGCTTTAATCCTCGTCTTGTTATGAAATGGTGGGCAATAAATCCGAGCCACATTACAACGGCGATTTGTCCGATTACAGGGATATTTGCTAGTAACCCGACGATTATGAATATGGCGATCATCAACGTCCACCAGAGGGCATTAGAGTTGCGTCCATCTGTGTAGAGCGGCGCAGAGGACTCGCCGAAGTACTCGAGTATGTTTGAGCATTGGTTCACTGTTGCGTAATCGATTCGGGGCGCCCTGTTGTTCGGGAAATTGCTTCCGATTTTCCCTCTCACATACCCGCGCTGGAAAGGCGTAGCACGCTCAGAATCATCCGGTTGTAACAGCATTTCCCAGGGGGCAGCGCCCTCGGTTGGCATAACGGCTACATTCTCTGTTGGTGCGAATGGCGTTATCTGGGAGGAACCGACAACCGGCTCATGCTCAGGTGTATTAGGAGTCTTCTCGTCTTGGCCTCGATAGGCGTTAGGGACAGCATAGTCATTTGGGTCCGGTTCGAACTCAACAAGACGGGGAAGCGGAGCCGGGTCAGGGTGCAAGGCCTCATCATCCATTTCGTTGGAACGAAGTAGGTGGAGGGTTACTTCGGCCGCTACTGCCGACCCTTGAATGGTTGCGTAACAAACGGCATCGAGCCCCTGGGCGTTTAGATGCTCGATAGCGGGCAGCATCTTTTCCCCAGATGCCTTTGTTAGTTCGCCGATGCGCTGTCCATCGAGCCGGACTTCTATGCCAACACGGATATTCTTGACTCCTAAATTTTCTTTGTGGAGCGTTACAAACAATGGGCCTTTGCCGGATTCGGGAATGTAATCCTGGAGAACATCAAGGTGATCGGATTCTTTGGTTACTTGAAATGGTTTCCCGTAGGGGATCAACGCCCAGCCATCTGCGGGTGGATTATTCAAAGGTACATTGAGGCCCGGTTCGAGAAGCGCGACGCTTAACTCCATTTTAGGATCTGGACTGAAAAGGTCACGAGCCACCCATAATCGAGCTGCGGTTTCGGCGACTGCTCCACTTGCGCAGACTCGAGCAAATTCTGGGAAGTAGTCTTTCGCGATTTCGGAAGGCAGGTAGCCGAGAACGTCGTTTCCGTTCCTGACGGAGATTGCTTTGCCAGATCTGGAATGTGGATTGTCTGGTTCACACACCAGGGTTACTTTGAAACGGTATTCATGGGAGCCATCGCTGTTTGAGCTGTATGCGGCCTTTCGGAGCTCATCTTGGTGGTAATACTCGCCTTTAATTGGCACGTTACACCAGTCTGAATTTATTGTAGGCAGCTGGTAACAGGTGCTCATGCTGCTGTCCTTTCGTAGAGAGTGATCCAAGTTTTAAGGATTTTGACCGTGACTCCGAGCTCGTGGGCGAGGAGTTGGGGCTGTGGTCCGTAGAGTGCTTCGGCTGCGGCGTAGTCGATGGGGGAGACCAGGAGGCGCGCAGCGAACCGGTCCGCCCGCTGCTCGTGCGCCCCGTGGTGGCCTGGCGGGTCACCGTAGTAGGCGTGGCCTAGCTCGTGCGCCAAGGCGCAGAGGGTGGTCACATCGTCCATACCGACGCGCACGGTCACGATGTTCTGCGTAGGTATCCACGCAGCCTTCGGCCCGCCACGATGCCACCGCACCTGGTAACCGCGGGCCTCGGCTACGTCGATAAGCGCGTCGAGGTTAGTCGACAGGGTCTTCACCTCGTTTCAGTCGTTCTTCATTTTCGTCGGGGGAGCTGTCTGCGGCATGGGGGATGTCCCAGTCGAAGTCGCGGACAGTGCCGTCATCATGATTAGCAGCCGGGTCGGACACGGGGGCGGGCGTGTCCGAACGGCGCGCAGCGAGTTCGTCGATCTCATTAGCACGGGTGGCGGGGTTGAGGCGGCGCGCTAGTTCGAGGGCGAGTTCGCCTTCGTCGGCTGTTTCAACAAGCTGACCATCGGAATCAAGGAACGCCATAGCCTCCGCCGCTTCTAGGTGCCCCATATCAACAAGCGCTTCAACCGGGTTCACGTTGCTTGCCCTGGAAACGGCGATTACTTCATCCGCTGATAGTCCGCCGGGGGAAGTTAGCCGTCGCGTTACTGAGGGGCGTGAAAGTCCGAGAATCTCTCCAATTTCTTCGGCTGTAATCCTGCGTCCCGTCGCGGACCTAAACCAGTCTCTGTAGTCGATCATGCCATAAGTATATGGGTCAATAATGAGCCACGCAAGCCCTGCAGCCTTTACGTTTGCATCATGCGTGAATCTGTAACATTTCAAAAACTTGACAGTTACGAGCTAATGAATCATGATTGAATCTAGCGAACGAAAGGAGCTGACAAAATGACTCAATTTCTTATCAGTCTTGATGAGGTTGAGCGAGTGAAGCGAGCTAACCGAATCGGGTCAACCGTTGAACTTGCGCAGCGCACTGGACTATCGCGATCCACCTGGGGCCGGGCGCTTAAGAGCAGGAAGCCACAGCCGGACGTGCTAAACGCTCTCGCTGCCTTGGGAGCACGTGCTGGATATGTCTTGGTGGAGGACGTTGCGCAGGTTTCGACTACCGCCGCATAAGAAAAGCCCCGCTGGGGGCGGAGATTGAGCAAGAAGGAGTTTACAGAATGATCGACAAGAACAAGGAAACCCCCGGCGCTGGCATGCCGAGGGAATCGCGATGGGAGCCGACTCCGAAGCAATGGGCTGCAATTGCATGGCGCAGTGAAAAGAAGCGTCAATGCGAGGCCGTGACATCAGAGTTGCTTTATTTCCTAGCTACGCGGGTTGCGTTTGTCGTTGAAATCTTCCGCAATCGCAAGAGCTAGATACCACAATCCGTCTGCCATTTGGCGCTCGTGTTCGGTGCTGGCTGCCGTCTTAGCGGATCCTGCACAAGCAGCGGCTGCTTTAGCGGCTTGAATTTTATCCACAATCTTCACCTCACTTTCTGGGGAAGTATCCCCAAAACAAGTGAAGCACGTATAAGAAAAGCCCCGCGCTGAAACGCGGGGCACTCCAAGAAATTTACAACAAGGAGATTACCACAATGAATATTCAACCGTTTGACTTTCAAGGCCATGAGGTCCGAGTGCTCGTGGAGGACGGTGCGCCTCGATGGGTCGCTAGTGACGTCGCCAAGGTGCTCGGCTATCGCATGGCCTCGGACATGACTCGCCGCCTAGATGAAGATGAAAAGGGTACGCGTTCAGTGCGTACCCCTGGCGGTGAGCAGGAAGTCTCCACCATCACCGAGTCGGGCTTGTACTCCGCAATCCTAGGTTCGAAGATCCCCGCTGCTCGTGAGTTCAAGCGCTGGGTTACCCACGAGGTCCTTCCGTCGATTCGTAAGCGTGGCGGGTATCTCACGCCAGAAGCCACCGAAGCAGCCCTGACCGACCCAGACTTCATCATCCGGCTAACCACCAGCCTCAAGGATGAGCGGGCGCGCCGGGCTGAGCTAGAAGCGCAAGCGGAGGCAGATCGTCCGAAGGTGTTGTTTGCTGACGCAGTGTCTACGTCAAAGTCCCACATCCTGGTCGGGGACCTGGCAAAAATCCTCAGGGGTAATGGCATTCAGGTTGGTGGCACACGCTTGTTTAAGTGGCTTCGTGAAAACGGGTTCCTCATTAATCGGAAAGGAACTGACTGGAACATGCCAACTCAACGCTCGATGGAACTTGGGCTTTTCAAGGTTAAAGAAACCACCGTCGTTCATTCCGATGGTCACACCTCGTTGTCCAAAACTTCGAAGGTGACGGGAAAGGGTCAGGAGTACTTCATTGCCCGGTTTATGGATGGCCGATTTCAGATTGAGGAGGCGGCGTAAATGGCCCCTTTTGTGTGGTGTGGAATTTTAACGTCTATTGCTGTTGGAGTCATTGTGGCCACCCGGGCCTATCGTTCGGACGCTGGATATCGCGGCGGCGCGGCTTCCACCGGCCAATCGGAAACCTCGTCGGATTTTTCTCAAGAGAATTCAACTGAGATTTTCCTAGACGCTTACGGATCCACAACCGGGGCGGTGTCCACCAGTAATACTTCCACTCCTCAATCTGTTTTTGTCGCCTCTGCTGATACTGGATACGGATCGCGTGTGATTGGAGACCATGGCCTGAAGGGCGTGGAGAAAACCAAGCCACGAGAATCTCATCCGGATATTGAGGAAGACTCTTTGTCTCTAGCGAATCTCCAGGCGCAAATACTGGGCATTCATGTAGAAGTTGATGTTTCTCGTCGTTCTTCGCCCAAACGGAAAACCTGTGAAGTGGGGAAATCCCGTTGTGCTTAACCGATAGGTCTAGTTGTTCTGCTTGCCTCAGATTGGTGTTTATTGAATATGAAGTTTCTTTCACTTTCTCGAGCTTTATCTGCTTTCGTGCAAGCCACACCGTTATTGGAGCAAATCCCAAACTGAGCGAAGCAACAAAGAGATTCCAATCCATTCCTGAATTTTAGCCCGATGGTGTAGCGCGGGTTCGATTCCTGCGCCGGGCACTAGGTGCACCCCTGCACCACATTATTTCGTCACGTGACCAGACACCCTAATAGGTGTCGGCACCAACGGAAACGATATTTGAAAACTCAACAGAGAGCACCACCCCCGCCGTAGAACGGTAGGCGGGGACGTGTCCCAGCGGAACTACTTGCGTAGGCGAGCGTGTGTCTTAGATCGCCATGACCCTACGCGCCGACAGGCAGAAACCACCCAACCACCGTAGCGGGTCAAGGGTGAGGCAACACCGCGTAACCGGGCACGAAAAACACACGCTGTGAAACAGCCACTCTGCAGGTGCAAGTCCTGCACACAGCACCAGGAGCACATCATCACGAACGCTAACACTTACCCCAACGAGGGGGCGTCGGAACCCTGTTCGGCGCGCAGAACAGGAGGAAACAGCGTCAACGGAGGTGCGCTCCCATCAACCCCAACAACAATGAAAGTGAGGTGACCCCTATGGGCCTCAGCCCAACGGACGCAACACGCATGGAACTGCTTGTTGTCCACGACACCCTGCGCCGCATCAAAACCAGAATCCTTGAAGGTGTCCCTGCGGGGCTGGTCATCGACCAAGCCATCGAAGAAGCCTTGACATTAGCTACCGAGTTCAGCGACTGCGGACAACAACCCGCCAGCGGGTAATTCAGGCAGTTGACCTACCACGTAGGGGAACACGAACTCGTCGATAAGCGTGCGCCACCTGGCAGCGTGCTTACTGCGCAGCGTTACCTTCGCCAGGTTGCCTAGTAGGCGTTCAAGAGCTTGTTCTAACTGCAGGTCACCACAGACTGTGTACTGGTCAAGAATCGTGCGCAGGTTGTGCACAAGCGCCATCGTGCCAGCTGTCACCGCAGCACTTAGAGAGTCGTCGTCGTGAAGCGCTTTTTCAACCTTGTCGAGGTACTTCTTCAATTCGTCGAACCTGGCTTCGTCCATCTTTGGTACGTAGCTGTCCATGGTGTCGATGAGGTTCTCGAGTGATTCCATCGCCCCATCTTCAATGGTGCCGTAATTGTGCTGCCAATCGCGCGGGTAGTTGAACACGATTTTCACCCACTGCGGGAATCGCTTCTTGTAGGTGAAGACGCGTTTGCCGTCGCTGTGCATGATGTCGAGCAGCCGCTCGATGTCATTGAGGTGTGCCACCGCAAGACGGTGACGGGGTAACGCATCTGAATCATTCCGAGCCTTGACTGGAGCGCTATTGCTGTTCCAGCTCTTGAATATGTCGAACAGTAACTCTGCAGGGTTAGCCATGCAGCAATCTTAGCCCGACTGGCAGGCAGGGAAGTTCGAGCCTTCCCACGGGCACTGGGGTAGCAGGTGTCGACAGTTCCCCCTGCGTAAGCCGTACCCATGACCCCGCTCTTCCGGGCGAGGTACGCGCTGCCCCCCAATAACCAAAAGCAAAGGAGATACACCAATGGACCCAATCACCACCCAGATCGCGCGAAATACCATGCTTGACGTGACCTGGCCGATCCTGCCCCCACACATCCTGGAGCAACTCGCCTATGTCTAAACCAGAACAGCTCAACCCCCACCGGAAGAAAGCAATCAGCACAGGCATCCACACGAACCTCGAGGTGATCAAAATCATCGCCCTGCAAGGCGTCGGAAACGATCAACACGCTGAGATTCTCACGAATTGTGCATCGCTCATCGAGGAATTTGTATCAATCCTCCTCGGAGAGGACGGCCAGCCCGAGGCTGCTGCAACAACCTCGGACTGACCGCAAAAAACGCCGCTAACCGCGAAGCTTCCGCTTCGACTCAGCTACGAGTTGATCAATGTTTTCGAGACCGCGCTTGTTGATCTCGAGGAGTCGAAGATCAACGTCTTCCTTCGGCTCGTGCTCCTCTTGGAGCTTGATCGCCTCCTGCATCAAATACTGCAAGTCAAGCAACCGCTGGTGATTCTCCTCATCAGTGAGCTTCATCTACGTTCACCTCCTTCCCGGGGCCAGCAGCCCCCACAGAATGAGTGAACCACGACAAAGGCCCCCGCTGTGCTGCAACCATACGCGGGGGCCATCAATTGGTCTCTATCGAAAGGAAACCACCCATGATTCTACGCAACCTCTTCTGCCGCCGAAAAGGCAGGCACCGCAAACCACGCCACACGTTCTGGATGAGGTGGAGCCGATGAACCACCGCATCACCAACCGCGAACTGCTCGACCTCGTCGAAGCCGCCACAGGCAAAAGAAAGCTCGTGCTCAAAGCGCCTGAGTTCGCCCGCCTCGTCGGACGCGACTACGACGAAATCCTACCGCGTGTAGGCCAGGACATTCCAGCGCAGCGTGACGGCGACCGTGGCAACTGGCGCATCCCGATCCAGTCACTCAGGCCATTCCTCGACGGCCAAACAGTCGCATAGCCCCCACAAAGGAGAACCCCAATGGACCTAATTACCGCACAACTCGCGATTCATTCCGTACTCGACGTTATCTGGCCGTTTTTACCGCCAGTGGTCCTACAGCAGTTGGCATACGTCTAAGGAGCAGCACATGACTATTGAGCAAAAGCTGAAAGGCAAAAACAGGCTGGCTGTAGCGCTCGGCGCGCTCGGCCTCATCGCCGGAATCGTACTAGGCCACACCGGCGACCCCATGACATACAACGCAGGATTCCAGGCAGGCCAGCAGGCGGCTTGGGCACACCAAGGAGGAACACAATGACTGATTATTCGATTAGGGGTGCCCGCGAGTGGGCACAAGGCGCGAAATCGAGCGCGTCCCCGGTTGAGAGAGAAGCCGCGAAAGCCCTACTCGACCTACTTCCGGAACCGACGATGGCTGAGCTTGAGTGGGATGACGACGCGCACCATTTGGCGGGGGCGACTACCCCGGACGGGCACGAGGTCGTGATGATGTGGCACGACGTGGGCGAGGAGATTATCTGCAATGACTGGTCTTGGGTGCCGGACTCTCTCACCCCGAACGGGAAGAAATACCGACTGGTCGAGGACCCGGACCACCCGACAATACTCAAGACTGAACAAGACTTTAAAGACGCGCCCCTGGGGACGATTGTTGCGCGTGCGGGTTCTTCACCTTGGGTGCGCAATAACGAAGCCGTTTGGCTTTGCGCGGTGGACACCGATAGGTCATCCAACGATATGGCGTACTACGGCCCATGGACGGTGCTGCGCTGGGGGCGGATACTGTGACCCCGCAGGAAGCACAGCAGCTGATTGCAGGATTAGACCGCACGAATGACAGTGACGTGTGGGGTGGCCTGCATGAACGGGCGGACATGACGGACTTTTACGACGCCGTGGAAACCGTCGCCGGGCTGCGTACGGAGTGGGCAATCCGCCGCGAAGTCTATGCAGGTGGGAAGCATCTGAGGCCCCTCCACGATTATTGGCTGGAGGACAGTGAGGACTGGTGGTACTTCCCAGAGGAATCTGCCTGGTTTGACTCACATCTAGATGCAGAAGAAGCCGCTGAACGCCACGGGCTGGAGGGCTACCAGCTAGTCACCCGGCTTGTCGGTCCTGTGGAGGTGGTCTAATGCGTTGGCTTACCTCCGTTGAGGATTACGACTCCACCCCGTGTGGCACCGCCGCCGAATTTGGGTTCCGGTGGCTGGCAGTCAAGAACTGGGAAGGCATCTGGAAAACGAACATGCCTGAACACGAGGACCGTGACTTAACCAGTAAAGAGATGTTCGCAATCGCTGGGTCCGCCAGGGTCAAGTTCGTCGTGAAGAAAGAGGAACTTGATGGAGACGCGTAGTTGGATCATCCCGTTGAGTTTCACCAAGCCTCCGCTGACCGCGAATCAGCGGTTCGGGCATTGGGCGCAGCGAGCGAAACTCGTCAAACAAGTCCGTCACGAAGCCTGCATGCGTGCCAGGTCGCACAAGCTTCCAGCCATGGGCAAGTGTGCTGTGTCGCTGCACTACCGCCCGCGTGATAGCAGGCGTCGCGACGCGGACAACTTGGTCCCAACGTTGAAGGCGCTCTGTGACGGGCTTGTTGATGCCGGGCTGGTGGTCGATGACACCCCGGAGTTTATGACGAAAGTAATGCCGGTGATTCACCCGGCGAAGAAAGGTACTCCGGCCTCGATGTGGTTGGAGATTGAACAGGAAGGAAACACAAAGTGAGTTTTGAGATCATCACCCCGGCCTCGCACGAAGCGTGGCTTGAGGAGCGGAAACGGTTCGTGACAGCCACGGAGGTGGCTAGCGCCTACACCACGCGCACGGTGGCGAACTGGGAACGAATCAGGGATACAAAGACAGGTGTCGAACACTTTCAGGGCAACGTGTACACCCGGTGGGGGCATGAGCGCGAACCAGTGCTCGCGCAGTACGCAGAACTCTTCGTGAATGCTGCCCTGGTGCTCAACACGGACCCACAGCAGATGGTGGTCCGCGATGGTGTGTCAGCCTCGCCGGATGCGTTCACTCTCGACTACGAGGAGGGCGCCGAGTTCAAGACCACCACCGTACCCATCATGGACAACCCGGCCTACCAAAAGTACCTGTGCCAGGTGCAGGTGGCGCTGTGGATCACCGGGGCGAAACGCTGGCATCTTATCGCCGAGCAGCATAACGACTTCGTACCGGGCGACATCACCCATGAAGTCATCGACCCGGACACGAGGCTGCAGGCCGAATTGGTGGCCGTTGCGGAGGAGCTGTCACGGTTCGTGTTCGACGGGGTGCGCCCTGACTGGATGGGTGGGGCTGACTCACTCGATGACGCGCTTGCGCTTGAACAGCTCGTCACACAGCTTGCAGCAGTCCAAGAGCAAACCGCGGTCCTTCGCCAGGAAGAAACAGCGTTGAAGCAGCAGATCGGTGACCTTGTTGGCGGCTCGGCCAGTGATGAGGTGGCTGGTTGGAAGCTGACGGTGTCCACAACAGCCCCGTCGTTGGGGTTTGACAGTAAGGCGTTTAAGCAGGACCACGCGGAGTTGTGGGAGCAGTACCGCACTCGCAAGGTGGCGGGGTCTCGCAGGGTAGGTATCAAGCGGATTAAGGAGAGCGCGTAATGGCAACGACGAAGACGAAGACGGTGAAGCAGGAAGCGAAGGCGAAGCCTGAACAGGAAGCGCAGCCAACCCCAGCAGAAGCCCAGCCCGAAGAACCCACGCCGGAGACCAACGAGACCCCAGTACGGAAAGACCCGGAGCAGGTGCCCGTACATATCGCCTTGGCGCGTGTCATGGCAGATGTGAAAGCTGTCCGCAAAGACGGTTACAACCAGCACCAGCGCTACAACTTCCGAGGCATCGACGGGGTAATGAACGCCGTCGGACCAGCACTACGCACCCACGGCGTACTGCCACAGTTCACAGTGGAACTGCTGAAGCATGAGCATGTGCCAGCGGGCAATAAGACGCAGACACAGGTGCTGTTGCGCTACGAGCTGAACTTCCTTGGCCCTATGTGCGACAGTTTGCCTCGCCCGGTTGTGGTGTTTGGTGAAGCCAACGACTACCAGGACAAAGCGCTCGCAAAAGCACACTCCGTGGCCTACCGCACCGCACTCCTGCAAGCACTGTGCCTACCCACGGATGAACCGGACCCGGACGAGTATTCGGACACCAACCACATCCAAGAGCAACCGCAGGGCCCGACAGCCGGCCAACTCAAGGCAGTGCGCCAACTCGAAGAAAACGCAGCCCGTTGCACCGACGTTGCCGAGCTACGCGACATGTGGAAGTCCGCCAACGCACTCGGGCCCGCCGGGGACGAGCTGAAGCTGAAAATCCAACAGAAGGTAAAGGCGATCCAAGATGGAGCATCAACCGCATCCGGTGAATCCGGTGGAAGTGGAACACAACATCCTGACGCTGTCGAACAGGATAGCTAACGGGGTGGGTGTGTATTCGAAAGCTCTGCAGGAGTTCAAGGACGCTGATAGAGCTTTCGACCGGGCCTACGCCGGGGCGTATCTGGCTGCAGAAGGCTCCATCAAGGACCGTGAACAACAGGCCACGTTGGCGACGATGCAGCAGCGTGAAGCCCGCGATATTGCCGAGGTGAAGATGAAGCACGCTGACCGGCTCGCGAAAGCCCTCGAAGGGGAGCTTCGGGCCATGCAGTCCATCGGGGCATCAGTGCGCGCCATGTACGGCGTCGCAGGAAGGGGAGAAGGCGCATGACTATCCCAACCGAAGTTGCGGAAACAGTCATCAATCGGGCTGGTGGCTACTGCGAAGTCATGTTCGCCGCAGCCTGTACGGGCAGGGCCGAGCATCTGCATCACCGCAAGCTACGAAGCCAGCTTGGCAGGCACGAAGTGGAGAACCTGCTGCACATTTGCCACCAGTGCCACACCTGGATTCATGCACACCCCGCCGCATCGTATGAGCGGGGTTTTCTTGTGCGTGGCAGTAGGGAACCGGCGCACCATCCGGTGCTGTACCGGAACGGGAAACTGCTCTACCTGACCAGGTCGGGCGAGGTCGTGAAAGGAGGAAGACAATGAGTTTGAAGGCGATGCTGTGGGTGATGGAAGAGGCCCCCGTGGAAAACCAAGGGGAACTCGCGGTGCTCTACGCGCTCGCGGATCGTGCTGATGACCGCGGTTGTGGAGCGTTCCCGTCGCAGGAATGGATTGCGACGCGGGCGCGCTGTTCGGTGCGCACCGTGCGGCGGAAGCTGCAAGCGCTTGAGGAAAGCAGGGTGATCCGTCGCGGGGACCAAGATTTGGTGTCGCATTATCGGGCGGATCGGCGACCAACTGTTTGGGATATCAACATCCACGACCGGACACACGGACCGGGCGGACACGATGACCGGGCGGACAGTTACGACACCACGGGCGGACAAATCAGGTCGAACGACCGGACAAATCAGGTCGAACGACCGGACACGGGTGTCCTACAAACCGTCCATAACCATCCTGAACCGTCCAAGAACCAACATGCTCACTTCGATGAGTTCTGGGGCATCTATCCGAGGCGCGTCGGCAAGCGGAAAGCAGAATCCGAATTCCTCCGGGCATGCACCAGAGCACCAGTCGAGGAAATCCTTGCCGGGGCTCGTCGTCTCGCCACGGACCCGAATCTTCCGGAGAAGCGGTTCATTCCACACCCGGCGACGTGGCTACACCAGGACCGCTGGGGTGATGAACCGTTACCGGCCCGAAAACCGGCCCCAGGCGCGCCCACAAGTGACCGGCAGCCCCGCCGTGGCACACGGGCCACCGACTGGCTCCCAAACACGCCACAGGCCCACACAGGCCCGGATTACACCACCGGCCACACAATCATCGAGGCACACCCATGACCAACGACGACTGGACACTCATCGCCGCCGAAGTCCTCGCCACCTGCAAACAAGCAAACCCCAGATTCCCCAACCCGGACCCCGACCGGCCACGCATCTGGGGCTACACCATGCGCAGATCAGGACTCCCACCATGGAAAAACCTGTGGATTGAAGCCGTTGGTGAGTACTTCTGCCACCCACACGGCGACGCCATCCCGCTACCTGCCGACATCATCCAAGCCGCCCGCAGAGTACGAGACAGGCAGGAAACCGACCCTCGACTCAAGGCCCGCTGGGACGCGATGCGACAGCAGCGACGCAACACCATCGACAAGCAGATCGCCACCGGCACACACCGGCTGCAACTCGAAGCAGCAAGGCGAACACCTGAACCAACACCCGAACAAAACTTCGATGTGCAAAAAATCATCGAAACCAACTGGAAAGGCAAAACCAGACTATGACCCCAGACCCCGACAAGGAGCGACTCAAGTGGGTCGAGCACCTCGCCAACAACGACGACCACCAAGACAAGGAGGCTCCATCGTGCAACCAGCCGGACACCATCGACCACTGGGACAGATAACGTGCCGCTGGCACCCCTGCACCAAACCAGGCACCGGGCAACCCCCACTGTGTGCCAAACACGCCAAAGCATACGCAGCAAACCTGCAAGGCCCCCTGTTCATCCAACCCAAAACCATCTTCTAGAAAGGAACCAACATCCATGGCACTGCCACACGTCCAACTCGCCGGAAACATCGCCTCCGATCCCGAACTGCGCTACACCCCACAAGGCCACGCCGTCGTCACGTTCTCCGTCGCCTGCAACAAGCGACGCTGGGACCAACAACAAAACCAGTGGGTCGACGACAGCGTCACCTTCCTGCGGTGCGAAGCATGGGGCAACCTCGCCACCAACACCGCCGACACCATCGCCAAGGGCATGCCCGTGGTGATCACCGGCACCCTGCGACAAGACAACTGGGAAACCAAAAACGGTGAGAAACGCACCACCTACGTCGTCACTATCGCAACGATTGGCCCCAACCTGGCCTACACCGTCGCCAACGTCCACCGCGCCACCACCAACAACAACGCTGGCCAGCAGACACACACCCGCAACCAGTCACCAACCGGCGGCTTCGGGCAGCAAGACGCATGCAACAGCCAGCCACAGAACACGGGCGGGTTCGCACAGAGCGACAATGAGGAGCCACCGTTCTAATGGTTGCGATACTGCACAACGACCACTTCCAAAACTTCAAACGCTACGCCGTACCCAAAGCCCAACTCATCATCGCAGACATCCCCTACAACCTCGGCACAAACGCCTACGGATCAAGCCCCCTGTGGTATGTCGATGGGGACAACAAAAACGGCGAATCGCACCTAGCAGGAAAACAGTTTTTCGACACTGACAAGAACTTCAAAGTACCGGAGTTCATGCACTTTGCTACACGAATGCTGAAACCAGAATCAAAAGTGCGTGGCGAATCTCCTTGCATGATCGTGTTTTGCTCATTCGAGCAGCAATTCCCGCTGATTGAGGAAGCAAAAAAGTACGGGTTCAACCGCTACATCAACCTTGTGTTTAAGAAACGCACCAGCCCACAAGTGCTGAAAGCAAACATGAGGGTTGTTGGGAACGCGGAATACGCACTCATCTTCTACCGTGAACGCCTCCCCAAATTCAACAATCAGGGGCGCATGGTGATGAATGTGATGGATTGGGTGCCAGACCGCAAAACCCCAAAAGTGCACCCCACTCAAAAACCGGTACCACTACTCGAACGCCTCATATACCTGTTCACAGACCCCGGCGATGTGGTCATCGACCCGTGCGCGGGCAGTGGGTCAACTCTCATTGCGGCGGAAAACCTGGGCCGTAAAGGTTACGGCTTCGAAATCAAAAAGGAGTTCTGCCACGCCTTTAACAATCAGGTGCACCCCTCCGTAGAAGAGGGTTTGCCGCTGTGGGATACCAGCGCAAACACTGCGAAACGGCGCACCAGCGCATAGTCGGACAAGACAACCTTAAGGAGCACAACCATGAACCCAATCAACGCAACCGTCTACACCCGCCCACACTGCATGAAATGCAAAGCAACCATCAAAGCACTCACCAACATGGGCGCCGTTGTCTCCGTGCGCCAACTCGACAACCACCCCAACAAAATCGAGGAAATGCGCCACCACGGATGGCAAGAACTCCCACTCGTCGAAATCACCCACAACGACCACCCCATCGCCACATGGGCAGGCATGAGTCAAACCCACCTCGACGAAACTCGCGAACGCATCAAGGCACAACCATGACGCGTAACCGGATAGGCCGACAACTCACCCCACTGGAACAAGAAATCATCCACTACGCCGAAACCACCATGACCGGGGCAGGACTCGACCCCAACACCAATCTCGAAACCTTCAAAGACCTCATCATCCTCTTCGCCGGAATCCTCGGAGACAACCAATGACCCAACCCCTGTTCACCACTGACGAAGCACACCACATCTGCCCAGCCTGCGGACACATGGAGCCCAACACGTTCCTGTTGACCATCAACCACCCAATCCCGCCAGGTGAAACAGAATGCTTCAAACAGCTCATCACCCGCAGACACGAAAGGAGACAACATGAGTGTTGACATGTACCAACTCCGACACCTCGCCCGTAGCCTTGCCTACCTCTACCAAGAACTCAACGAACTCAAATACTCCCGCCCCAAACCACCCGAGACTCGCGTTATGAAGCCGCGGCCTGGTCCACAATCCCCAGGCAATTGGTTGTATGTTGCCTGCTACCTCGACCAGTCAGCCAAACTCCGCGAAGTTGCCTTCAACGCCTTCAGCGACATTGGAGTCAAGGTCCGGGACGACGAAGCTGGGGCAGTCGCGCTCTGCTGCAAACTAGCCTTCTACGCCCAGGCAGTGTCAGAACTCGACTGGGCCAACGACTTAGTAGATGAGCTCCGCGACCAACAGCGCATCATCAGCCAACGATGCCGACCCGTCGGCGATAGTAAAAATGGCAACGATGGGGAAGTCTGGCTCACCGCACGAACCATCAGCTACAAACTCCGACGACAGGGGTACCAGATCACGCCTGAACTACTGAGGAAATGGGCCGAGAGGGGCAAGATCACGGCCAAAAAGGATGCCGTCGGGCAGAACCTCTACCGACTGTCCAAAGTGATTCAGGCACTGGGATAACATGTTAAAGAGATCAAGCAGAACAAGGTGAGGTTCAGGTGGGGAAAAACAGTAACGGCTCGGCTATCTTCACGCGCGAAAGACGAGAAAAATGGTTTGGACGCTCCCGAACTCACTATGGAAAAGCCTCTACGATTCTCACAGTGGCGTCCGGTATTTGTGGCGCGGGAGCTGCTGGGTTACCGCTGTTTTGTCCGGATTTTGTAGGTGCAGTATCGGCAGTGCTCGCCCCATTTCTTGCGGCAGGCTCTTGGGCTCTAAGAAACGCTGATAAGGATAAACTGGATGCCCGATCTAAAACAGATTTTGACGGCCTTGTTCGTGCTATCGATAAATCGCATTCAAGGCTGAGTTATGCAGCATCAGTACCGCCCGATGACAAACTTGCCAAAATATATATCGAAACAGTGCTGGATGAGCTACGGAGACTTCTCGAACCTGAAGGGAAAGATAATTGTGTTCGACTTTGCCTCTACCGAAAAGACTCTGGTGAGCGAAAAGAAAAAGCAGACGGGGACCCCAATGTAGAACGAGAATTCAATTCCGACACAGAGGAAGAAGCAACTGTTTCTTTTAAAAATTACGTCTTTCAAAGGGGTGGACGGAGCGATCTTCCTCGCTTGAGCTTCAATTCAACGGAGCCGCCTGGAAGTGAATTCTTTGACGAGCTATTCCGAATTGGACGATACTATTGCAATTCGCCAGAAGAGTTCGTAGCTTTAGGCGAGGATAATTACTACAAAGGTAAAGTGAATCGCCCTGCCTACAAATCATTTGTCAATATTGCACTTAGAGACGAGGACAATGAAACTTTTGCGATGCTGACCTGTGACTCCACTGAAGAGAATTTTTTTGATGAACGACGACACAGACTCATTAAAGCGTTTATCCCACTTTTGAAATTAGCACTGCAGGATGGCGCAACACACGTGCCAGAACCAAAATTTAAAAGGGATCAAGTAGAGTCGAGCATAAGGCGGAAACCAATTAGGCCGTCCAAGCCTAAGCGCAGAATAGTTCAAGCGGAAAAGCAGGGAGATGATCACGATGCCTAGTTCGATCGACGTCGCTCGCTACATTCTGGAGAACTTCGGCGAGATGACAACCATGAAGCTCCAGAAGCTTGTCTATTACTGCCAGGCATATTGTTTGGCCTGGCATGACCGCCCAATGTTCGACGAGACGATACATGCATGGACTCACGGTCCTGTTGTATACGAGCTCTTTAATGAGCATCGTGGCCAATACATGATCGACGCTGAAGATCTTAACGCCGACGATGGTCACCCTTTGGGAGAAGAAGATCAAGACGTTATTGACAGTGTATGTGAAGCGTTTGGAGGCTTAACTGGGTGGGAACTTCGAAATCGCACGCACGAAGAAGATCCGTGGTTGGATAATTTTCATGAGGACGCTCCGTGGCATAATGAGGAAATCACGCAAGAAGAGATGAGGCGGTACTACGCGGAGTAGCTCTAGACACTGTCACGCTGTGTGATATAATCGACGCGACGACAACTTATACCCTCGACCAGCTCGGGGGTATTTCGCGTTTTTCAGTCCTGCCGCCAACTACCCGCGACCGCTTCAACAATTCCATCGGTCATGGTTCTAAGCGGGCAGACGCAGGCCACCGGCTCACGACCGGAGCCGGACACAATACGAGGGGAGGACCACATGCTGCATGTCATAATGGGTCCTCCGGCAGCAGGGAAGTCGACGTTCGTGCGTGAGCACGCCCAGCACGGCGATATCATCGTTGACCTTGACCACCTGGCCAACGTACTGGCGGGTAAGCCGATGGGCAACCACGAGCACACCGGCGACGTCCTAGCCGTCGCTAAGGCAGCACGACAAGCAGCCATCGACACCGCACTCACACGTGAGGTCACCGTCTGGTTGATACACACCAACCCCAGTGGCAAGCAGCGCGCCGAGTACACCAAGCACGGTGCCGAATTCCACACCATCGACCCCGGCAAAAAGACGGTCATGGCACGCTGCAAGCAGGAGCGCCCGTATGGTTCCGCCATCGCCGCCGCCAAGTGGTACGACGAGCGGAAAGCCAAGCCGAAGAAGAACGCCCGTGAACGCGGCTACACTCACCACGCGCACGACGTGCCGCGCAAACGCCTGCTGCTCGCTATGCGCGACGGTGAGCCGTGCTGGTGGTGCGGACTGCCGATGCACAAGGACAAGCGGCGTAACTGGGATGGTCAAGCACTCGCTGCCGACCACTCCAACGCGCATGGAGCCCGCAACGGCGAGCAGCCAGATCGGCTGCTGCATAGCCGCTGTAACTCGCAGCGCCAGGACGGTCGCTACGACGCGCGACGCCCCGCGCTGACCGGGAAGCACCCATCGGAGTCGCTAGCCCCGCAGGCGGGCGCGCAGGCACTGCGGCGTGGCGAGCAGGACGGCGACGCGGCGGCGTTCGTATGGAAATAGACCGGGTGGTCTAAATCTTAAGGGGGTACCCCAGCGGACCCCTGCCCTCATGACTCCGAGTCCGAGGATTTTTTACACGCGGCCAAAAAGTTTCGTTGACCAGTGCTAACGGAGGTTTGAAATGATGGGAGATTCCAAGGAATTGGACCACTTGGAAAACCTCTACGAGATGGAGGCATTCGAACGTGGTGGCCGCGACCTCTGGGAGCACATGAACGACCCCAGAGACCCCGCCGATGTCACCGCATTGGTTGTAGAAGCGTGCCGCGTCAAGGACCGGCTCGACCGCCTGCATCGCATGGCCACGCGGGATGACCGCGAGTGGGGGAGACTGCTGCCGACCGATATGGAAGGCGAGTTCGTCCTACAAGTCGGAGGTGTGCTGCGCGAGCAAAGGCAGACAGAGACCGTGTTCAAACAGCTTATTGTGGAGATCGCTAGGAGGCGCAGTGAGTACGACGACGATGGAGAGGACGAAGAGGGAGGACTATCCGACCTGTGACGATTTCCCCATGCTCACGGGCAAGCAAACTCCGCTGAATCTGTGTGAAGCGCCGGGTATTCACGAGCACGGGCGTAAGAACATCGAGCTGGCCCGTCGCGTCGGGCTTACAGCTTTCCCATGGCAGTGCCACGAAATCAACGCCATCAACGCGACGAGCCTTGACGGCACGTGGGTGCATTCCGATGCGGTGCTTATTTGCCCGCGCCAGAACGGCAAGTCCCTCCTGGTCGCGCTCATCGTCATCTACCGTATTTTCGTCCTTGGTCAGAACGTCCTGTTTACTGCCCAGCAGTGGGAGACCGCCAAGGAGTTGTGGGAGCAGACGTGGAAGATTGTTCGTAGCCGTAAGTTTCTGTCGAAGCGGGTCACGTCGAAGACGTGCTCGCAGGGCCGTGGCACGATCTTCCTCTCGAATGGCGGGCGCGTGGTGTTCACCACCCGCTCTCAGGACGCTGGCCGTGGCCTGACGAAGGTCGACCTGCTTATCTACGACGAGGCGTACAACTTGACGGACTCGGAGATGGCGGCGCTGGCCTTCCTTGTCCAGGCAGCGGAGGACCCGCAGGTGTTCTTCATGTCTTCGTCGGTGCATCGTGACTTCCCGCAACACGCGAACGGTCGCGTGCTCTCGTCGATGCGCGAGCAGGCGCTCACGGAGTTCGACGAAAATGAGCCGGTCTACTTGTCGGAGTACGCGGCACCGGAGGATATGGATCCGGAGGATGAGCAGACGTGGCGGGTGGCTAATCCATCGTATGGCGTGATTTCGAATGCGAAGAAGATGCGCAAAATCATGCGCCGCATGAACACCGAAGAAGGCCGCATCAACTTCGGCGTCGAAGCGCTCGGCTGGGGCGAGTGGTTCACGCACAAGGACCTCGACGAGTTCACACCGATCATTGCCCCGGACGTGTGGGACTCGTTGGCTGGCACGCCGGAGGGCGCGACTGCGGACAACGTGGTTGCCATTGACACGACGCCGGATGGTGAGCATGTGGGCATGGTCGCGGCGGTACGGCTGAGCGATGGTCGCGTGTTCCTGACTCTGTCGCCGCATGAGGACTTTAAGCGGGATGAGCTCGTGGCGTCGGCGCGTGGTTCTATCGCGGCGAATGACCCGCTGGCATTGTTGCTTGATGGCTCTGGTCCGGTCGCGACGCTGATTGATCCGTTGGAGCATGCCGGGGTTGCCCCGGAAGTGTTGACGGGTGGCAAAGTGTCGGCGGCGTATGAGCTGTTCCTGCGGATGATTGCCGAGCGTCGGATCGTTCATGATGACGATCCGCGTTGGGTGGCTGCGTGGGCTGTGGCGGAGGAACGCTCTACGTCTCGCTACCGCAGCTTGGACCGTTACAAGGGCAACGTGTCCGCTCTGAATGCTGCGGCGTTCGCGGTGTGGGGCCTGCAGGAGTACGCGATTCCTGCGGAAGTGGATGTGAAGTCGAAGCGGCGTTTTGTTGGTTCGGCGGCTGCTGTTGCTTCGGTGGGGGTGTCTCGTGCTGCGGGTATTGATTTTTAAGGAGGTGTGGTCATGACGGAGCCACTGGTGAAGCGTGAGGTTGGTGCTGCGCGCACGGTGTCTAATACTGCTTTGGCGGAGGATAACTGGGCTTTGCGTTTCCCGGCGTCGTCTCGTGTGTTTGCGAAGATGGGGCGTGAGGATGCGCAGGTGAAGTCGGTGTTGCGTGCTGTTATGCTGCCGATTCGGCGTGCTACCTGGTATCTGGATCCGAATGGCGCGCCGGAGGAAGTCGTGGCGCTGGTTGCCGAAGACTTGCGTATGCATGTCAAGGGTGAGGATCCCGGCAAGCCGGTGGCGGCGCGCACGGGCCGTGTGTCGTGGGACAAGCACCTCGAGGACGCTTTGCGTGCACTGCAGTTTGGCCACATGTTTTTTGAGCAGGTGTATGCGCCGGGTCGTGATGGTCGTGACCATTTGGTGAAGTTGGCTCCGCGTTGGCCTGGCACGATTACCGGCATTAAGGTCGCCGCGGACGGTGGACTCGCGTCCATTGAGCAGCGGGCCACAGCTGGTGTGAAGAACGCGGAGCCGGTGGAGATTCCAGTCTCGCGTCTCGTTGGTTACGTGTTTGACGACATCGGTAGCCAGTGGATTGGACAGTCTGTTCTGCGCCCCGCGTATAAGCACTGGAAGTTGCGCGATGAGCTTCTGCGCATGGAGCTCAACGCCATTGACCGCAACAGCATGGGCGTGCCGGTCTACGAGGGAAGCGAGCTTGCACTCGACCCGGAGGCGGATATTCGCGCTGGGCAGGAAATCGCGTCGAGTATCCGGGCCGGGAAGACTGCGGGTGCTGCGATTCCGGCGAAGGCGAAGTTGTCACTTGTTGGCGTTAATGGGCAGTTGATGTCACCACGTGAGGCGATCACGTACCACGACAACATGATTGCTAAGAGTGTGCTGGCGCACTTCCTCAATTTGGAGGGCAAGGGCGGTAGTTACGCGTTGGCGGAAACCCAGTCGGACTTGTTCATCCAGTCGTTGCAGACCACCGCCGAGTGGATCGCCGACGTCGCCACCCAGCATGTGGTGGAGGACCTGGTGCGTGTGGCATTCCCAGAGCATGACGGGCTCATGCCGCGCATCACCCTGGACCCGATCGCTTCAAAGAAGGAAATCGCGCCGGGTGATCTCGCGCAGCTGAAGAACGCGGGTCTGATTCTCGCGGATAAGGACCTCGAGGAAGACCTTCGCCGCCGCTACGTGCTGCCGCCGAAGCAGCGACTCACGGACGCCTTGCAGTCGAAGAAGGACCGGCAAACGCTCGAGGAGCAGTTCGGCGTGAGCTTGTCGGACGCCTCGGACGAAGGGACCACCACTGCGACCGTTCCAGTGGAAGCAGCAACCCAAACCACCGATGAAAGAGGTGAGTAATGAACGAGATTTTGATGTACGGCACCATCGGTGAGGACTTTTGGGAGCCGGAGAACTCGATTACCGCGAAGAGCATCATGAGCCAGCTCGCGGACATGACGGGCGACGTGACGGTGCGCATTAGCTCCGGCGGCGGCGACGTGTACGCCGGCATCGACATTATGAACGCGCTGAAGGACTACGACGGCGGCGAAGTCACGGTGATTGTGGAGTCGCTCGCCGCGTCCGCCGCGTCGTTCATTGCGGTCGGCGGCGCGGACCGCGTGCTCATGCGCGCGTCCTCCGAGCTGATGATTCACCGTGCGTGGACGTGGGCGGAGGGCAACGCGGACGAGGTCGCGAAGACGTTGAAGGACCTCGAGCGCCAGGACACGAAGCTCGCGAATATCTACGCCGCCAAGGCTGGCGGCACTGTCGAGGACTGGCTCGCCGCCATGAGCGACGAGACCTGGTACACCGCCGACGAAGCTGTGGCCGCAGGTCTGGCCGATGAGGTTATCGCTGAGAAATCCACGGCACCGGAGCCAGCGGCGAAGCTGGCGCGGCGTCGGTTCAAGTTCGCTAACCGGGCTGCGGCGCCACCGCCGCGTCCTGTCCACCGGTCGGGAACCGGGGACGAAGAAACTACTACGCCCAGCAATGGGCAGGAGGAGGATGCAATGAGCATTCTGAATCAGCTCGCTAAGGAGCTGGGCAAGAAGCCGGAGGACGTGCAGAACGCACTCTCCGGCTTTTTTAATGAAACCGTCCAGGTCAACACCGAGGTTGAGCTTTCCTACCCGGAAGACACGCAGGTCGTGCCCACTGGCAAGGCAACTATCACCCCGGTTGGTGAGGTCCCGTCTGGTCTGACATTCGCCCTGGGTGAAGTCGCAGACGGTTGGACTGCCGAGGTCGCTGAGGACACCGGCGTCATCACCGTGACCGCACCGAACGAGGAGCCAGGCGAGCAGCTCGCGCTCGCTGTCCCCGTCCAGTCCGGTGAAGGTGAACCGACGGAGCTTACCGCCGGTGTGACCATCAAGGCCGCTGCCGACGATGAGCCGGAGCCGACGCCTGCGGAGCCCGCCGCGCCGGGTACTCCGGGCGAGCTCGCGGGTGATGCCGTGTCCTTGGACCGCGAGACCTACAACGAGCTTAAGGCTGCGGCGAAGTTCGGTTGGCAGGCCATGGAGCGCGACAAGGAATCGAAGCTTGTTTCCGAGGTCGATGCCTGGGTTAAAGACGGCCGTATTTCCGCGTCTTTGCGTGGCAAGGCTGTCGCAGCGATGAAGCGTGACCCGCAGATCGCCCGTGACCTCTACGGTTCGAATCCGAAGGATACGGTGCCGCGTGCCGAGATCGGCTATGGCGTCGACGATACCGACGACGGAGAAAACCCCAACACCATTTCTGACGAGCGTAAGGCGTCTATCGTCCGCGCTCTCAACCTCAACCCCTAAGGAGAAATCATGAGCGCAATCAACATTGTTACCGAGCGCGGCCCTCGTACTTTCAAAGCCGTCAAGGACATCAAGGGCGGTCAGATCGTCATGGCCGGAGACGGTGGTGTCGAGCCCGCAACTGCTGACGCAGAAAAGGTTATCGGCGTGGCCATTACTGATGGTGGCCCGCAGACTGCACCGGAGGACAACAACCTCGTTGTGCAGAAGCCGGAGCATGTGGCAGTCGCCTACTCCGGCATGGAGGTCTACCTCGAAACTACCGCCCAGCTCACCTTCGGCGACAAGGTCGGCGCTGACGCAGAAGGCAAGGCAAAAGCCTACTCCGCTGGCTCAGTGGTTGGCGTCGTGACCGACCAAGCCCCGTCTGCAACTCGCGCCCTGGTTCGCCTGGACTAACCCCTGAAAGGAACGTCAAAAAAATGACTACCCCGATTACCACTCACTCCATCCACGATGGCGTGAAGTTTTCTGTCTCCGAGCTGCTGGGCATGCCGGAGCTGTTCATCAAGCCCATTCTTGAATACCTCACAGAGTGGGATCTGGTCTCTGCTATCTTCGAAGACGTAGGAGATAACAACGGCTCCATCGCCTATGAGAAGGACGTCGCACCGTTCACCGTCGATGGTCTGGAAACCATCGCAGAATTCGCGGAGTACCCGTCCACGCTGCCGGTGTCTGCTGGCAAGATTGTCGCAGCTGCGGAGAAAGAAGGCCGCTGGCTCGACATCTCTTACGAGATGCGTGACGAGAACAAGGTTGACCAGGTGAACCGCTCCCTGACTCAGTTCCGCAATGCTGCGGCCTACTCCAATTACGAGCGCCTTAAGTCCGTGCTCGAGAAGTCCGACATTGGTACTGTGGCCGCCGCCGCAGGCTGGCGTACTTCTGATGCGGACATCTTCGGCGACACGGATAAGGCGATCGAGAAGATCGCTGATGCGGAGATCCCGGATGTTGTTCAGTCCGAAGCCACCTACGGTTTCGACCCGACCGCGATGGTTGTGCCTCGCTCGCTTGCTTCTTCTTTCATCAAGACGGAAGAGCTGCGTTCGGCCTACGAAGGCAACCTGGACAACACCAATCCGGTGTTTGCGGGCTACAAGGGTGTGACTGCTCGCGGATTCAATGGTCTGCAGATCATCATCCCGAAGTTCTGGTACAAGGACCGCATCCTCGTCATCGACGAGAACAACAAGCCGGGCCTTGTCTCCCACACGAATCGCCTGGCAATGACCGGTCCGTTTGATGAGCCGCGTCACGACAAGGTGGGCTACAAGCTGTCGCAGAAGCGCGTCCTCGCAGTCCATAACCCGAAGGCCGCTGCCTGGATCACCGGCATCAAGGGTTAATCATGAAGATCCGATTGATTGCCTGGGCTCGCCGAAAGGTGGGTGCCGACTGGGAGAACTTTGTCGAGGGTGACATCGTAGAAGATGACTCGCCGTGGGCTGAGCGCCTTGTTCGCATTGGGGCGGCTGTGCAAATTGCTGAGCTGGAGACCGCAGAGCCTGCCGAGGACGCAGAGAACGCGGACGCGAATGGCACTGACGAGTCTGAGGATGAGTACGCCGACGATGAGCCTGTCGAGGACGTCAAGCGTCCGGCTAAGACTGCCCCGGTGGATACGTGGCGTAAGTACGCCGAATCCTTGGGCGTTGAGGTGAAGGGCTTGTCGAAGCAGGAGATTATCGCGGCGACGCAGTAAGGAGGCCATCTCATGGAGATTAAGGTTTCCGAGATTGAAGCTCGCCTTCCTCGGCCACTGGACGAGTCGGAGAAGCCGCGCATAGAGGCACTCATCGCGGACGCGGTGGAATACCTCGAGGTGGAGTTCCAGCGCTGTGGGCGCACACTCGATGATGAGCTGGCGCGCACGTCGTGGCTTGAAGCTGTGGTGCGCCGCGTGATTCGCGAGATGGTGTCCGCCGCAGTGCTCGTTGGCCCGAACGTGGGCATGCGCTCCGCGAGCTCCACGACTGGACCGCAGTCAGATTCCATCACTTTCGCTGATGTTGATTCCGTCGGCTGGGGTGGCGTCCGCCTGACGGACCAGCAGCGACTCGACCTAGGGTTGTGCATGCCAGGTGGTCCGCGGGGCAAGTTCCCGCCACCGGCGTGCTGGCCGGAGAGGATCCGTTGATGTTTCCAGACCAGCATGGGGAGACTGTCACTGTCCTGGGCGAGCCGACGTATTCCGACTACGGCAAGCTGCTGAGCAACGAGGTCGTGGCCACCATTGAGCACTGTGTCATTGGCCCTGCCGGTGATTCGGAGGTCACGGACGATGGCTATTTCACGGCGGACGTGAACCGGCTGACCGTGTACGCCCCGCCTGGCGCTGTCGTGGAGGACGGGGCGCGGGTCGATATTCGCGGCCGCGTGTACATCGTCCAGGCACGGGGCTTCGACTACTCGCCGGGGCGTCGGCCTGTTGTGTCACGTCACCGTCCCAAGGTTGTGTTCACCGCGGTGGCTGCGGAGGTGTCCGACGATGGCGGGCTCTAAGTTCTACCGTCCGACGTTTCACTGGAACGAGGACGCGTTCGACAAGCTGCTGGCGCAGCCAGAGGTTGCGGCCCAGGCGCAGGATGCGGCGGAGGAAGTCTCCGAATTTGTGCAGGCGGCGTGGCCCGCCGATAAGCGCGAACTCACGCCGGACACCGCCGGATTCACCCATGGTTCGCAGACCGAGGTGTTCAACGTCGAGGTGGGCGAGAACCGTGTCGGGCGTCAACGTGCAGTCCTACTCATTAACCATCCCTACGCTGTGGCTTTCGAAGCCAGGCTAGGGGCTATTACGAATGCTATTCATGCGGCTGGGTTGCAGCTGAACCCGCCGGAGTAGCAGGGGAGGTGTCCTATGGACTCAATTGCAGGATTCCTGTTTTCTCAGGATCCGACCCAAAAGCTGTACGCGCAGCTACGACGTGCACTACCCAGTGAGGTGACGGTGTGTGAGCACTCGTTACCGAAAGGCTGGAACCCGACTATGGGTGCTGCTGTCGTAGTCGCGGATGGGGCACCGCAGGTCCGGGATACCGGGCATGACCGCCAGCTCGTGCGGGTAAGTGTCCACGCTCCGACGTATGCGATTGCGCGGCGTGTGGGGCGCAGCATTAACGAGTATTTGCTCAGTCCGCTTGGTGGGCTGGGTCTTTCCATTTCCAGAACCCGCACTACCGGCGTCATCGTTGGCCCGGACAGTCTCAAGGGCGGGTACGTCGCCACATGCTCCTACAGCTGTGGCACAACACGAAAGGTTGTATAAATCATGGCGCAGAAGCGTACCGAGGGCCTTAACATTCGAGTCCTCGAGGACAAGGAAGTCCTCATGCATTTCGGGGAGAACCCCGCAATTGACATTAAGACCGGCACGTTCGGCCCTGGCTGGCACTCCGCTGGTCTTGAGCCGAATGATTCCACTTGGAACGAAACTCGCAACGTCGATTCGAACAAGACCCCGCTCACTGGTGGTCAGTCAGCAACGTCCTACACCGCGGGTGACGTCACGGGCTCCGTTGACCTCATTCCTGGTTCCCCGGTTCTCGACTACATCGAATGGCCGGATACCGTTAACCAGGATTCCGTGCTGTACCGCAAGCACACCAACGAGGTTGCCCAGGCGTATGTCGCCCGTGTCCACAAGTTCCAGTCTGGAGTTATGGGCATCAAGGTTTCTCGTGAAAAGGCCAACCTGACGGTCGCTGACCGTAACCAGGGCAATGACCCGACTGCGCACACTCTCAATATTGACTACATCAATGGTGACGATGAGGTCATGTTTGAGGAGAACTACTACCTGATTACGGAGGATGCTGTCGTGAAGGTTGAGAAGAAGATCTTCCAGGACATCGATAACCTCGAGTCCAAGATCGCCTCCGGTGATGCCTTCGTCCCGCAGGGTGGAGAGAAGGGCGTTGTCTACGTCAAGGAAACTGATGAGGTTGCTAAGGGCGTCGACGGTGTGGACCTTATCAACTTCAAGGATCCCAAGTCCGGTGAGACGGCCACGGTCGCTAAGACCGTGACCCTGCCGTCTGGTGTTTCCGGTGGCACGTTCACCATCACCGCAGACGGTCACACGACCGCCGCCCAGGACTACAACGCTACGGGCGCCACCATCCAGGCGGCACTGCGTACCGCTGGTGCTACTGGCGTCACTGTAACCGGTAAAGCTGGCGGTCCGTACACCGTCAATGGCGCGTCCGCGGTCACTGCCAATGGTGGTTCTCTCGAGGGCGGTTCTTCTACCACCATCACCGTGAAGTAACGGGGGTACGTCGGTAAATAGCGAGGGTGACGTCCTCGCGCCGTAATGTACGGCAATTGGTTAGGCCCGCGCCTGAGTGATTCATCTGGGCGCGGGCCGCTTGTGGATATAGCTCAGTGGCAGAGCATGAGGGCGCAGGTTCGATTCCTGCTATCCGCACTTGGTGTTTTCTTCCATCTTCGGGTGGTCCCTGGGAAGAAAACACCTCAAATCGTTTTAGGGGCCACCTTGTTAAACCTATTGGAGGGACCACACATGACTACACGAAAGACCACTAGCGACAAGGTGGAAGTCGTCGAAAACAACACCGACGAAAAGACCACGAACACCCCAGCCGACACGACCGTGGAGACCATCGAGTTTTCCGTGACCCTTGCCAACGGCAACAAGGTCACCCTCGAAGCCATCAAGGACCCCCAGGACCTCGACTTCGAACTCCTTGACCACGCCCAGCGCGGAAACTACGCAACGTTCCTCGCCGGTGCACTTACCGCGAAGTCGCGTTTCCTGCTGAAGAACGCCGGTGCCAAGGTTCGTGACTACGAGGCTGTGTCGACGGCGTACGGCGAAGCTGTGGGCGCGGTGGAGAACACTATCGACCACGAGGACTAGCCTGTGTTGCCTCTCGAGGTTGAAGCCGCGGGGGCGCGCACCGTCAAGTTTGATGTTCGGCTGGGGTCTGGCCGAACCGTCCACATGGAGGGCGTGGCCGACCCGATCATGGCGGGCTTTGAGTCGACTATCGCCTTGCTGCGGGGTGAAGGGTTGGACCCGAACTTTATGACTGCCCGTTCGCAAATGTCGTGGGGGTTAGCGTTCCCACGTGCTGGTGATGCTCGTCGCCTGGTGGAGGCGTGGCTTGTGGCGATTGGGATTAACCGTGAACGCCTGTCGATTCTGGCGCGGGTCGTGGATTACCTCGAGCTCGTGGAAGCGGACCTGCAGCACTTCTACCAGGTGGACCTGGGGGACTGGCCGCGTGGCAAATTGTCAACCCGCAGGCTGGCGATTCTCATGGAGGGGCTACGGCGGCGCCCAGATTCCTTGTTCTGGGCGGAGACCTCATCGGAGTTTGACCCGTTGACTTCGGAGTCGATCATTCTCGCCGGAATTTTCGGTGCTTTGACCGGGCAGCAGCACCCGCTTCTTACGGCTCGTAAGGACCGCAAGGACCAGGCGGAGAAGCAGGCGGCGATGGCGCGCATGCAAGCACGTGGTTTGACCGCTGGATAAATCATAAAAGGAGAACTTCACAATGGCAGACAACGCACTCGGCTGGGTGTCCGTCCCGTTCGTCCCGACGTTTGAGGGAATCACGCAGCGTATCGAAAAGGGGCTTGTGAAGCCTGCGGAGGCGGCGTCGAAAAAGGCTTCGGGCGCGGTGCAGAAGACTGCGGATGACATGGTGAAGTCTCTCGAGCGTCAGGCCGCGGCGTCGAAGAAGAAAGTCGATGACCTTGGCAAGGCCGCAGAGTCTGCTGCAGGTAAGGAAGAGGTTGCTCGCCAGAAGGTGCAGGCTGCCATTGCGAAGCAAAAAGCCGCCGAGGAGGACTACCAGAAAGCTCTCGCCAAGGGCGATTCTGGAACCAAGGAGCTCGCGAAGCTCGAGGACGCCAAGGCCAAGGTCGCAGACGCGAATGTGAAGCTGAAGAAGGCGGAGCAGGACACCACTGCCGCGCAGAAGAAGGCTGCGGACCAGGCCGAGGACTACGCTAAAACAGTCGGCAAGCTTGAGGATGCGCAGAAGTCCGCAAAGGATGAGGAAGACCGCCATAAGGGCGTTATGGGCGGCCTTCGCAAAGAAATGGACAAAGCGAAAGCCGCAGCCGACGACGCTGGAACCTCGTTTCACGATATTGGCGCCAAGCTTAAGACTGGCATGACTGTGGCGGCCGGTGCTGTAGCCGGTGGGCTTGCGGGCCTGGTCAAGGTCGGAACAACCTTCGACAACACGTGGGACACGGTGCGCGCCGGGACCGGTGCGACGGGTGAAGCATTCGAGGCGCTCAAAGAAAATATTCGGAACGTCGCGAAGGAGTCTGTGGGCATTGGTGGGGACTTCGAAGCCATTGGCTCAACCGCCGCGGATCTGAATACCCGCCTGGGGCTGACGGGTAAGCCGCTTGAGGATATGACGCGGTCGATGCTGCAGCTGCAAGAGCTCGGCGTCGACGCTGACATTAACTCGCTGTCTCAGGCTATGAACGGCTTCGGTGTAGAGGCCAAGGACATGCCTGACATGTTGGACAAAATGTTCCAGGTGTCGCAGGCTACTGGCTTGTCGGTGTCTGAGCTTGCGAACTCCGCTGTGAAGGCTGGCCCGTCGTTGCGTGGCTTTGGGTTCGATATGGCCGATTCTGCTGCCTTGGTAGGCCAGATGGATAAAGCTGGTCTTGATGCAGATAAGACGTTGCAGTCGATGCAGCGCGCTCTCGCGGAGTTTTCGTCCGAGGGGCGTGATGCACCGGAGGCGCTGAAAGAGACGATTGGCAGTATCGAGGAGCTTATTAACGCGGGTGACGACGCTGGCGCGATTGATATGGCGTCGGGAATCTTCGGTACTCGTGGCGCTGCGCAATTTGTGGACGCTGTCAAGACTGGCACGCTGTCAGTTGATGATTTCATGGCTGCGACTGGTGCGACGTCGGACACTATTAATGGTGTTGCGGAGGAAACTGCCGACTTTGCGGAGAATTGGGATCAATTCAAGCTGAATGCGCTGGCTGCTTTGGAGCCGGTAGCGTCTAAGATTTTTGATTCTATTGCTCCTGCCATGCAGCTAGTGATTGATAAGGTCATGCCGCTGGCGGCGTCTTTTGCGGAGCAACTCGGACCGGTGCTTGAGAACGTTGTCGGGAAGCTCACCTCGCTTGGCGAGTGGATACTTAAGAATAAGGATTACTTGGTGCCACTGCTTGCCGCGGTAGGCACTGCGAGCGGTGTGTGGAAAGCGTGGTCACTTGGCATGACGGCCGTGACCACGGCGACTAAGCTCGCTAAGGCTGCCCAGGAAGGCATGAACCTTGCGATGAAGGCCAACGTTATCGGCATTGTGGTAACGGCGATTGCTGCTCTGACTGCTGGCCTTATTTGGTTCTTTACGAAGACGGAGACTGGGCGTGAGCTGTGGTCGAAGTTCACCGCGGCACTTGCCGATGGTTGGCAGTGGGTAGTCGATAAATTGTCGGCTGGCTGGGAATGGCTGAACGAGAAAGTATTCCGGCCTCTGGGTGCGTTCTTCACAGAGACTTTATGGCCGACGATTGATTCGGTGCTTACGTGGGTATCTGATAAGTGGCAGGCAATGCTCGACGCGGTGACAGCCGTGTGGGGCTGGCTGCGCGATAACGTGCTCGTCCCGTTGGCGTCGTTCTTCACGGATACTTTGTGGCCTGCTGTTTCTTCGGCCCTGGGCTGGGTATTCGATAAGTGGAATTGGCTCTACGGTGTCCTCGTCACGGTGGTGTCCTGGATTTGGGACAACGTCATCATGCGCTCCATTCAGGGCTATGTGAATCTGTGGAATCGGGCGCAGGAAGCTATCGGCTGGCTCGTCGATAAGTGGAATTGGATGCGCGATATGCTGCATGCCGGTTGGACTTGGATCGATGGAAACGTCTTCGCCCCACTCGGTCGCGGACTCGATACGGTCAAAGGCTGGTTCCAGACTGCTGTGGACGCTATCGGTCGAATCTGGGACGGAATCAAAGACAAAACTAAAGCACCCGTGCAATTTGTCGTGGACGTTGTATATAACGGCGGTATCCGTAAGGCATGGAATGCAGTTGCAGGTCTTGTCGGCCTCGACCAGTTGCAAGAAATCAAGTTTGCCCGTGGTGGCATTCTTCCCGGGTACACCCCAGGCCGGGACCCGTACACGTTCATCGAACCGAAAACTGGCATGTCGATTGGGCTGTCTGGTGGAGAAGCGGTCATGCGGCCCGAAGCAACCCGCGTCCTCGGCACAGCCTGGGTCGATGGCGTCAACGCAGCAGCCCGAATGGGCGGCGAGCGGGGTGTCGCACAGTACCTTTATGATGATGACCAGCGAAAAATCGGAGGGTTCTACGCTGGCGGCGTCATCGGGTCCATCACCGATTGGGTCAACAAGTACTACCCGATGATGACAATCACATCAACGCTGCGCAATTCGAATGATTACCATGGTCAGGGTCTCGCCGTGGACTTTTCGAATGGAACGGACGACACTCCGCAAATGCAGTCTGCTGCCATGAACCTTTTCAACAACTACGGAAAAGGCTTGCTCGAGCTTATCCATAGCCCGTTCAGCCACAACGTGAAACATGGCAAAGACGTTGGTGACGGTTTCGGTTTCTATGGTGCGGGGACTATGAATGCTCACCGTAACCACGTTCACGTGGCATCGCAGCAGCCATTGGGTGACCCGAAGAATATGGTGGAGATGGTCTGGGACGGCGCTAAGGCTGTATTCCGCTCTATCAAGGAGCGCGTAACCGACCTGTTTAACCCCATTATTGATGCTGTTAAGGGCAAAATCTCAGGGTTCAATGCTCCTGGTGTTATCGGTGATCTTCCTTCTGCCTTCTTTGATAAGGCATGGGTTGCTGCTAAGGATTTCATTCTCGGCAAAGCCGACGAGGCAACAAGCTATGCAGGAGCATCGGGTACGACAGGTAGTGCGGAATCATGGCGTGAAATGGCTATGGCTGCTATGCGTCGCCAGGGGTTCAATGCCGATGACCCGGCGCAGGTTAATGCCATGCTGGCGCAGATCATGTCGGAGTCTGGTGGTAATGCTGATATTGCTCAGCAGATTGTGGATGTGAACGGCACGGGCGAGTCTGCTGGTGTTGGTTTGCTGCAGATTATCCCTGGCACATTTGCTGCTCACCGTGACCCGGAATTGCCGGATGACCGTCGTGACCCGTGGGCGAATATGAACGCGGCCCTGCGCTACTACAAAGGTCGATACGGAACCGACCTCACCACTATGTGGGGTCACGGTCACGGCTACGCCGAGGGCGGTATCCTGCCGAAGCTGGGCCTATTTGATAATGGCGGCTGGCTTGAGCACGGCGCCATGGCCATCAATAAGTCTGGCTCGCCCGAGCCGGTTTTTAATGCGGCGCAGTGGAAGACGCTCGCCGACGTTATCCGGTCTGTGGGTACTCTCGTGCCTGCTATCAAGGCGCAGACGGATGTGCTGGCGGACGTCGCGGAGGGTGCGCAGGAGTGGCTGGCGAAAGCCGCCGACCCGAAGACGATTGAAGGCATCAACGCGCGCGCCGGAGTCAACGCCTTCTTCGACCTTGGCCTGGACCTACCCGGCCAGGACATCATCAAAGCCGTTGTTGACGGCGAGTCCGCGATTTGGGACGCACGCGACCGACAACTTGGTCACCTCGACACCATCGCCGAGAAAGAAAAAGCCCTCGCCGACGCGCGCAAGGAACTCGAGGACCTCATGAACGATGAGGGCGGCTTGTCGAAGGCCGAGCAACGCAAGCTCGACGATGCACAAAAGGCTGTTGATGAAGCTAAGGCCAAGCAGGCCGAAGCGGATTCGGATGAGAAGCGCGCTGCGGCTGCCGACAAGGTGGCCGACGCCGAAGAGAAGCTCAAGCGGGTGCGTGAGGACCAGGCCGACAACGCGGCGGAGAACGCGACAAAGAGAGAGGAGGAAATCACCAAGGCTAACGAGGCCGTGAAGAAGTCCGAGCAGGAGCTCGTGGCGGCAAAGAAAGCACAAGCGCAGGACCTCGACAACATCGTCCTGCTGTCGCAGGAGTCCATCATGGGCATGGTGCCGATGGCGGAGGGGCTGGCTAGCCAGCTCACCGCTATGGGCGCCCCGGCTGCGATAGTCTCCCAAGGCCTTGGCGCGGTCACGTCCGCGCTGGGTGGTGCTGCGTCCATGGTTGGGCCTGCGGGCCTGTCTTTGGGTGTTGCCGTTGACATGCTCAAGCAGGCGATCGGCATCATCAAGAAGATCGTGGGCTTCATCAAGGACATCATTGAGCGGGTGCGTAAGGCGCAGCTGGAAGCGTTGAAGACACTGGCAGACGGGCTCGGCACGATTGCCGAGTACGCGAAGCTGGTGGCGACGATGCAGCAGAACGTTGCGTCGCTGCAGCAGGAGTTGGTGCGTGGGCTCATGGAGCAGCGCACCGCCATGTTTAACCTGCGGGTGGCTGTGGCTGATAAGGCATCTGCGGAGATGGAGTCTGCTATCAGCGTGGCGAAGGCTCGCCAGGACTTGGACAAGGAGTTGGAGGCGCAGGCTAAGGCTCGTGCTATTCGTGCTAATGGTCTGTTCGAGGACTGGGACTCTTACATGCAGTTCCAGGCGGATGTGGCGGCTGGCATGCTCGACAAGTGGAGTGACACGGCGATTTCGAAGCTGTATGCCTACGAGTCGGCGCGGGCCACAGCTCTCAAGGGTGAGCTTGAGTCGCGCCTGTCCGTGATTAAGGCGGAGGACGCAGCGCGTAAGGCAGCGCTGCAGAACTTCCGCAACCAGCAGGATTTGCTTACCGCGCAGGAGCGTCTGATTAAGATGTCGGCGAAAGTCGCCGGCGTCGACCTCGAGGACGCGACTGGCATGGAGCAGATCGCTAAGGTTATGGCGGAGCTTGCCGAGGCGCAGCAGGCGCTCGATAAGAACATCCTGGGCCGTTGGGGCTACCAGATGGGTGCTAACGGCCAGTTTGCGAATGAGTATCGCGGCCAGCTCGCTCAGGTGAATTCGCTGCGCAATGTGCTGGGCACGCTCATGAATGAGACGGGCGTGCAAATTGACGAGGAGGCGTTGAATCGCACGCTACGGCTCATGGGTGAGACCGCGTTCCGCAGCGGCGACACCATGGCGGTGTTGCGGTCTCAGTTGCCGCAGCTCGCGGCGGCGGAGGAGAAGCTACGGACCAATGAAGCGCTTAAGCCGATTTGGGATGCGCGTGATGACGCGCAGGATATGCGGCGCACCATCGAGGACTTCACCAATGAGGTGGAGCTGTATGGGAAGACGCAGCCGCTCGAGGAAACCATCGCGGGTTTAGAGAAAGCGATCACGTCGCTCAACCAGACGTCGGAGGCGTTTGCCAAGGGCAACGAGAAGCTGCGCGGTGATTATCTGCGCGCGGCGAACCGTAATGCGACCTCGGCTGCGGACCTCGGCGTGACCTGGAAGCTAGATAGCTCGGTGGCGACACCGGGTGTGCGAGACCAGGTCGCCAAGGAGGTGCATATCGCGCTGGATGGCGAGGCTATGTACACCGCGGACCAGGTGGACAAGCTGGTGGCTGAGGTCACTGCTGGTTCGAATGTTCGCGGTATGACGCGTAAGGCATCGACGGTGGCGACGGTACGTAGGATTGGAGGTATCTAAATGCTCAACGTTGAGTTGACGATGGCGACTGGCCAGACCTACGTGCTTACCGGGTCGCCGTTGACGGAGCCGGTGTTGGCCCCGGAGGGCAATCTTCGGGAGCTGCGCGGTGTGGCCAGCCGGTCGGATTTGTCGCGGCCAGGGCGTCCTGGCGTGCTACCGGGCAAGCGCCGGTTTGCGGCGATTGAGCAGGAAATCACGTTTTATCTGCGTGCCCAGAATGGCGATGAGATGGAGCGGGTGTATCGCGAGTTTCGTCGTGGCTGGGATGGCATGTGCACGTTCAAGGTGGAGGCGGACCATCCGCAGGGCGCGTTTTTTCTGGACGTGGTTGCGGGCGTTCTGCCTGGCGTGGATGTGGATGCGCGCCGCCGCACGCAGATGAGTCTGGCGGTGCCGGTGTTCAACTCGACTGGCCTGTTCCGGTCGAGTTCGCGTACGTCTACGACGGTGGCGAATGTGGGTGATGCAACCGTGTATCCGCGGATTGTGAATACCGGGTCTGGTGGCATGGTGCGTGGCCCGTCGGGTGCGTCGTGGAAATTGCCCGCCTCGTCGGTCGCACCGTTGGTTGACCTCGCCCCGGAGGGGCTCATGGTTGATGGTGCGTTTCCGGAGGGCGTGGAGCCGGGCGAGACGGGAACCTGGTCGCTGCCTAATGGGGCAAAGCTGGTGTGGGAACTGTTGGTGGCGAATCCGTGGGGATAAACCCACTATTGGGTTACTGTGACGAAAACCGACACTGTAACCATATAGGGACGTTACGTCACTGTGACGATTAATTGGACGTTAAGCAAATTGCGGGGTTCGTCCACCCCGCCACTTTTATAGAGAGGGGACCACATTATGGATTGGGACGCCTGGTCAAAACATGTCGATTACGTCGTGGCACAGCGCGGACAATGGTGGGGATTGGGTGATGCCGACGGCAACCCGCTTATGACCCTGCCGGACGCCACCACGGACGGTGTAACCGCGCCGGAGCAGTGGATGGACTCACCCGACGTGAGCTTCACGATGCCCGTCATGACCCCGGCGGGGGAGCAGCAGCGCGCCTACCAATTGCTCATCGCCAACGAGCTCGACCACATTGACGCGTCGGGGCGTCTCGAGGTCAACCCGACCTTGTACACGCTGCTGGCGGCGTGGCGAGGTAAGGACGGCGGCATCGTCAGGCGTGGCGGCGTCATCATCACCGCGTCCGCGGAGGACCCGGACAACGATGGTCTGCCGCAGACCATGACCATTTCGGCGCTCAACGCAGCCGACGTATGGAACACCATTTTTGCGGTGTCGTGGCCCGCCGCTTGGTGGGCGGCAAAGCCGTACGAGAAGACCACGGACGAGTCGCAGCTCAAGTATTCCCGCGCATGGTCGATGGCGCGCGTCGAGCTCGCAGGGCAAGCCATGTTCCGGTGGAAAGAAGGCAAGGCGGGCTTCGTGATTCGCCGTCTGGCGCAGGAGTCGTTGGACGCGATGATGATGACGCAGGCGGATCCGGATGGCACCCGCTGGGTGGATGATCCTTTCCATGTGGTTGAGGTGCCGGAGGTCGACAACACTCCGGTCATTTCCTTGGACGCGGCGGACGGTTCGCTGTGGGACACGGTCGCAGCACAAGCCAGGAATGCTGGCGTGATTCTGGGCGCGCGTGTGTGGTGGCCGGGGGATAAGCCGGTGCGTTGTTGGAATCAAGCCACCTCGTCCATGACCCCGCAGCAGGTGGACATCAGCCCCTCGCAGGGGGCGTCGCAGCGCACTCTGGCGTACCGCGCATTCCCGCACGCGATGATTGTTTTGACTGTCAAGGAGGTTGCTCATGTCTAGGCCGTATTTCGTCGCAGACCAGGCGACAGTGACGGTGCTTAAGCCGGTCGCGTCGTCGGCTTTCGGCAGCTACAAGCTGTCTGTGCCGGAGGACGTTGACATCAACGACATCTACAAGTTCGCAGCACCAGGTAATGAGCTGGGCTACGTCGCGTCACTCGCACCCGCGGGGCATCGTGTGGGTGGGTTTGCCCGCCGGTTCGTGCGCGCCGATGTGAACGTCACCGCGGCGGATACGACGGACCCGGATTGGGTGCCTGCATCGGACGTGGACAAGGTGCTCACTGACGCTGCGGCTCGTGTGGAGGGTGATTTCTTCCTCGAGTCGGACATCACGAAGGCGGGCTTGGGGCCGTGGATACCGTTCACGCACTTCGAGCAGGGTGACCTCGCCACCGTCGAGATTTGGGGGCGTCGCGTGCCTCTGCCGGTGACGCGTATTGAGCCGAAAGTCACCGACCATGACGAGAACGACTGGGCAGTCCACGTGGGCGGCCAAGTCCTCACGAATGATGAAGCCAGGCTCGCGGAGAATGAGACGTTGCGCCAGGCGGCGGTACAGTCGCGGCGTGAGGTCGCAGGCCTGGAGTCACAGACGGCTAAGGCTGTGTCTGCGGCGGAGTCTGCGAAGTCCACGGCTAATGAGGCTCTCTCGGCGGTCAATGATGCCGAGGGGGTGATCCGGAGGGCGCTTGATGGTGCTGCTGCAGCGGAGGAAAAGGGCCGTGGGTACGCGAAAGAGGCTGCTGATGCTTATGAGTTAGCGAAAGGGGCGTACGAGAATGCGCAGTCCGCGTTGGCGGAGATGGAGCGCTTGCTTTCCGAGTCGGACGAGATTCTGGACAAGAACTCCACGCTGCGCGATGAAATAGCGGTGCTGCATTCCCAGGTGTCCGCGCTTGAGGCACAAATCAGTGTTGCGAATGAGCAGATGCGTGGGCTGGCTGATGAGGCGTCGACGAATGCTGAGGCGGCGAAGTCGGCGGCTGCGCAGGCCAGGCAGGCCACGGATGAGGCTGCGGATGTGCGGGAGAAGGTGGCTGCGACGGTGCAGCAGGCGCAGCAGGCGATTGCTGACGGGCGCAAGTACGTGGGTCAGGCGCAGTCGCATGCGCAGAGTGCTGCAGGTGCTGTGGCTGACGCGCAGCGGTATGCGTCGGAGGCGAAAGAGCAGGCTGATGCAGCGCTAGCAACTGTGGAGTCGGTCAGTGATCTGAAGACGCAGGCGCAGTCCGCGTCGACGGAGGCTGGGCGCAAGCTCAAGCAACTGCAGGAGGAGTCAAAGGAGCTGCTTTCCAAGGTTGATGCGGAGCAGAACAAGATCCTCGCGCTGCATCAGGGTGTGCTGGAGATGCACGGTGAGATTGCCGAGGCGCATGGTGAGGCGATTAAGGCCGTGGCGCGTGGTGTGCAGGCTGCAGGCGCTGCAGCCGGGTCTGCGTCGATGGGTGCGATGTATGCGCAGTTGACGGCGGATGATGCGTCGCGTGCAGCGAAATCAGCGCTGGACGCTGCGGAGAAAAACAAAGAGTCCATCGTGATTTTGGAGCAAGCGCAGGCGAAGCTCGAGGCCGCGACACACAAGCTGTCGGAGGCGAACGAGAAGAACTCCGCGGCGATTACCAACCTGAAAGATGCGACGAAGCTGCAGAACAAAATCAACGAGGATTTGCGTGCTGCAGATGAGAAGCTTGCGGATGCGCAGGCGAAGCTCGAGGCGATCACCAGGAATTTGGAGGATGCGCAGCGGGCGACGAATCGGGCGGTGCGTGCGGTTGGTGCTGCTGCTGGGTTTGCTGCGCAGACGGGTATGCACGCGGCGCAGACTGGTGAGCGGGCCGCGAAAGCTGCGGAATCGGCGTTGGAGGCGAACCAGCTAAACGGGGAAGCGATTAAGAAGCTTGACCAGGCGGTGCTGGCAGCGAAGTACTCAATTGAGATGAACCACGCTAGCATGCGCGGTTCGGAGCCACTGCCTTTGCGTATGGAATGCACGGCATCTGGCGGGATGAGGTGGGCCACCAGACATGGCGCAGATTTGGACGAATGCATTGATGTACCTGAACGTGTTAGCTCGAGTTCTGTCTTTGTCAGGATTCCGAGGAAACGTGGTGTAGATATGTTGGGCTACGCGCTTGTAAAAATGTCGGTATTTCCAAGTAAGGGCGATCCCATTGTCACGACGATTACGGAAGATTTTGACAACGCCGGTATGGTGTTTCGATTTTCAGCTGAGCAGCTAGAGATCGTGAGAGGAGGTCTCTTCGGCATTAACATTCGGGGGGTCGTACTGCCTATGGGGATAACCCCTGCGACAGAAAGGTTGTGGGGAGAAATACGGGCGAAGTACCGCAAGCTTGGGCTTGATATTTAACCCTACAGGGCACTACCTGGTGCCCTTTTATCAATTTAAGGAGGAGAAATGACAGAATCACTTGATTTTGCGATGCCAGTGTCATTCACACTGGTGAGACAAGCTGGGAATGACCAGCTGATGCGGGTCGATGGTGGCGACCACTACCGCCTGGAGGGTCCGAGCTTGGTATCTGCGTCCTGGTCGGGGCCGCAAAAGGCTGAGATTTGGCATCATCACAATACTGGCGCGGGCTTTCATTGGCGAAAACTCGCCGAATTTAACGGGGGGGGGAGGGAGCGACTGTCAGAGTCGGGGCAAAACCCGGGGAGAAAGTCGTGGTGTACATCCGGCCTGCAGCTACTGCGTCGGATGTGGCCGAGGATCACAGAGGGACGCTCACGATTTATCCGGTCTAGCAGCTGGGGTGGTGGTGTAGGTGACGACACCACTAGAAGCAGATTGGATGCGCTCCCTGGTCATCCAGCCTGTCAGTACGGAGGGCGGTACTCCGGGCCAGATCGTCGCCGGTCGTGGGCCGAAAGACACGGCCACCGATTTTTGGCTACCTGCCGGTGTGCATCAAATCATGCTGGATTTCGACGAGGAGCGGTGGATGTCGCTCTACGCCGGGTCGCGAGTCTTATTCGGGATGAATGGGCCGCACAAGGGCCGAATCGTCCGAGTCATCATGGACACGGCGGGAACCGTGCGCCCGTTCGTTTCAACGGAGGACCCGTCGAAGCCAACGCTGCTGGGCGTGACGATTTTCCAGATTCCTGCGTCCTAGTTCCCGCTGTAGCCCAGGGGGTGGCGGCATGAACAGCCCAGACCTTGGCGGCTTGATGCCGTACTCCGTAGTCATGGCCGGAAAACCGAACAGCAACCCGATTATTGTCGCTGGCAAGAAGTACCAGAGCAGCTCAATCGCCCGCATCAGCATTCCAAAAGGGGTGTCACATGTGCAGCTGACCAGCACCTACGAGGGGACGACGACACTCGTCCTCGTAGATGGAGAGAGGCAGCGTGATGTGCAATGGTGGCGTGAAAATCCCGGCGGCATCAACGTTGTCGAAGCAGCAACGGATAGCGCCTATATCTACTTGCGGGCAGCTCAGGCAACAGAGTCGGATACGTTCTCGTTCGTGATTATGCCCATCCCTGCAGAAGACTAAGCCCTACGCAGGTACTGCGCAGGGCACCTACTAATGAAAGGAACATTTTGGCAACGCTAGAAGAAGCCCAAGCAGTAGTGCAGACAATCCCATTCGAGGACCTAGCCACCCTGCGCACGTGGATCACCTTGACAGAGGAGCCGCGTAGAAAGATGCAGGCGAAAATCGAACAGGCACAAGCTGAGCTGATTTCGGAGCTGCAGGACGCGGGGCTGATCGAAAGACCCGCTGCGGTAACAGTAGAGGACGCCGTAGCGCACCCTGACAAGGTGCCAGCCTGGGAGAATCCGCTAAACGACCGTGCAAAGGCGTACCTGCACGGGAACGTCATCACGCACAACAACCACTTCTGGGAGTCGCGGGCCCTCGGGCTCAACAGCCTCGAGCCAGGAGCACACGGCGTGGACGAGGAAATCTGGCGCGACATCACTGACATGGTGACCCCGAAGACCGCGCCAGACGAGAACACGGCGTCCGCTGTCATCCAATTCGCGCCTGGCCTGCCCGTGCAGGAGGGCGACGTGGTCGAATACCAGGGTCAGCAGTACCGCGTCCTCAGCCCCCACACCACATCGGCAGACTGGCCGCCAAACGAATCGGAAGCCCTATTTCAGCCCCTACCGTAGGGGCATTTTTTATACCCAAAGGAGGACACGATGAAAGATTGGTTCACACTCGAGCCAGACCTTGTGCATCTGACAGGAAAACACTTCACCCCAGGGCGTGGCGGGCAAAACATCCGCCACGTCACCTTGCATCACATGGCAATGGTCGGTGGGGTCAAGGAGTGTGTGCGGGTGTGGCAGGACCGGCCAGCGTCCGCGCACTATTGCATTGACCGTGACGGGGTGATCGGCCAAGCCGTATGGGATCGCGATACCGCGTGGGCCAACGCGAATCAGCGTTCCAACCAGGAGACTATCGCTATTGAGCACTCCAATTGTGGTGGTGCGGCGCAGGACTGGCCTATCAGTGAGAAGACCCTTGAGGCTGGTGCGCACCTGGTTGCCGCGATTTGTCGCTACTACAAGCTTGGTCGCCCGGTTAGTGGGAAAAACGTGCGCTTTCACTCCATTGAGTCAGGTGGCATGACGGGCTGCCCGTATCACCTTCGGCCAGGCGGGAAGTACCACGATGCCTACATCGCCCGTGCGCAGTATTGGTACGACGCGATGGGCGAAAAACAGTCACAACCCGAAGAGAAAGGAATCACCATGTTTGGATCTGAACAGGTCGCAGCGCTTGACGAAGCCAAGCGTTACGGCAAGGACGCGAAAGCACAGTTGACTGGCTCAGGCGAGCTAGGGAAGTACCCCGGCTGGCCACAGCTGGGCGGGCGCACTCTCGTTGATGCGGTCGCGGCAATCGGCGCGAAGCTCGGTATCGACGGCTTCAAGGACACCAAGGGGGTGCGGTAGATGGGACAGCATTCTTTGACAGCCCGGGTCGCAGAACAGGTAATTGCTTCCGAGCCGTGGTGGCGTCGATACAAGGGGTCAATCATCATCGTTCTGACAGGTGTCGTCGCAGTCCTTGCACAGCTGGGCGAGTCCACGGATTGGCAGAACACCACGACTGGCACCGTCTTGACGGCACTCGCCACTGCAGTGGGGTTTATCGTGAATCGGTTTACACGTGACGCGATGACCCCGTCAATGGCACCACGACTTGAGCAGGCGGCTACAAGTGGTGGTGGCTATGCCGATTGATAAATTGCCGTTGAGGTGTCGGCCTGCAGCCTACAAGCTGCGGGCTTTTTTGATGACCGATGCCACCGCGCTGCTGATCCTTGGGCTGTGTTTTCTGGCTCGTGGTGCGGGCTGGCTGATTCGGCATGGGCCAGCAGGCCCGCACCCGTTGACGTTGATTGGGCTTCCAGTCGCTGCGTGGATTGCGGTGGCGGTCGTGCTCGGTGTGGCCTGCCTCGTGGTTGCTGTGTGGCATCAGAGCACAGCCGGGGTAATAACGCTGGCACTGTCGGTGGCACTGATCAGCCTGTGGGGCATGGCGTTTCTTCCTGACTCGCTCGCAACGTTTTTAGAGCGCGGCAGTGTGTATTTGGCGCTGGCTGTGATGACGATGTGGGCAGTGTGGCGGGGGAAGCGCGGTGAGATCACGCTTGATATTCGAGCAGACCCGAAGGGGGCGAGAGCATGGAACAGTTCTGGGAGAGCTTAGCCCTTGTCCTTGCGGCAGTAATCCCGGCCTATCTTGGCTTTTTGACGGCACGTGAGAAGCCGAAAGCTGATGTGCGGGGTAAGGACACGGTGGATACTGCGCAGCGGCAGATGCAGGACTTGTTGAAAACGCTGCTTGACCGTGTGGCGAAGCTCGAGGAAGCACAGGAGGCGCTGGAAGTGAAGTACAACTTTTCGCTTGCTGCTCTGCGGCAGGTCCGCCAGCGCTATCCCGCGCTGCGGATCGATGTGCATGAGTCCGTGGAGGCCGACCTGTAGGCAAGAAGCCAATGTGGCGAGAAGTATCAAGACCCCGTCGGGCGCACCAACACTAGGTGTGTCTGGCGGGGTCTTTTTGCTTTAGTCGGTGGAGTGTTTCGAGCTTCCTTTTACGGGGGAGCCTGGGCGTGCTGCGTGCCAGGTTTTTACTTCTTCGGCGTCCCATAGTGGGGCTGATTTGCCCCATGTGGCGACGGGTTCGGGGGTGCGATGGTTCGCGTAGTAGTTGGACCAGGTGCGGGGGGATACGCCGATGTATTCGGCGCATTCTGCGCTGTTGAAGAGGCGTTTGCCAGTGTGTTCGTCGATGATGATGGGGTGCATGGTTATGCCTTCTTTTTGTTTTTGTCGATGCCGTAGCCGACGGCGAGGAAGGCGAGGGCGAAGAGGGGGTTAGCACCTGCGAGTGTGGTGATGATGCCGGTGCCGACTCCGAGGAGTGTGAATGTCAT